GGGCGCCAGAAACAACAGCAGAAACAACAAGAAAAGATGAGGCAGAAACAGATAGAGGCCGAGCGTCGCGCAGCTGCTGAGAGAAAGGCACGGGAGAATGCTGCTCTGAGAGCTGCAAGAAAACAAAGGAAGATGTCTGGTCCCAAGACACCATCCCCCCAGCAACAACAAGCAAAACAACGGTCTGGGAAAAAGGGTTACAAAACCCCATATTCCAGGCCAATAGGTCCTGTGAAACCACGGTCGCCATCGCCAGTACCCACGGCTCCCCCAATGCCACCTGGAGGTTTTAGGTCTGGGAAAAAAGGTTACAAAACCCCGTATTCCAAGCCAATAGGGCCAAAGCAAAGACCTCAGTCTCCCCCAAAGCAGAAATCACTGTCATGGGGAAATAGAGGATTGTATGAGCCAATAAGAAAGTATAAGAATCCTGGAGATATTGGTCCTTTTGGTTAAATAAAATAATATGATTAGATAAATATAATGGAGAACGTTCAGGATTTCATAGTGAACATGTCATTTCCTACTTCCGACCCCTACAGAATTTCTGGGAACTTTGCCGAACAGTATAATCTCGAGCCCACTGTGACTGCTGCTCTGCGTGTTCTCCACGAGACTCCTAGCAAGTTCAACACAACCTTTTTCTCCAGGAAAAACATTGATTTCATCCAGAACAGGCTTGTGGCTGAGACAAAGCGGTACACTGGTTTTGTGATTGGCCCCCAGGATGAGGGTATTCTGGTTGAGATGATGACTGGTATTTACATCCAGGACAGTACATATGATCCTAACAATTTCAATGCGTCTCTTGCCAAGCTGAACAAACTGGTGATAACTGAGTCTCTCAAGCAGATACTTCCAGGTGTTCGCGCGTATGCCCTGTACGTTCGTGATGCCAGTCGTCCTTACTCTGGGGGAGGCGAGGCAGCTTTTGCACGCCCAGTGCTTGCAAGCGACAAGGGTTCGAGGACCCTCCCTGGTTTCATTCCATTGGTTCGCAAATAAGTTTTTACATATTTTCCAATTTGCATATAACTTGTTCTATCGTAAGACGCTTTCGTGGTTCTAGCTCAAGCATACCATGAAGAAGATCCTTTAGTTGTGAAGAACAATCCAAAACACAAATGTTATTCTCAATGTCAATTCTATTTGGCATCTTGTGTGCCTCTGTAGGTGCTTCACCAGCCATCATGAAAAACAGAGTAACTCCGAGCGAAAAGATGTCTGATGGTTTGCCCACTGGAATAGTAGGATATAGCTTGGACCTCTTTGCATTTAAGAGTATCTCGGGGGCGATATATCTATCAGTTCCAACCAGGGCATATGGCGAAATCTTTTTCTCCTCTGCGGTGCAACCAAAGTCGCACAAGACAACCTTCTCAAATTCTCCGCAGAACAGGATGTTGCTCATTTTGATGTCTCTGTGAACAAAACCCTTGTCGTGGATACATTTGACTGCCATGGCAATCATGAGACAGATGTAAACTGCGTTTCCTTCACCCATGCCCGTATCATGTGTTCGCATATATCCTACGACATCAGATGAATACAATGGCATTACCAAAGCAGGTTCCCCCTTGAAATCCAGGAACTTTGGTTTGATGATGTGCTCATTGTCAAACTCCTTCATCAGGTTATATTCCTTCATCAGGACCTCTTGAGAGCTCCACAGGGTACTATGTCTCTTGGCGTGAAGAAACTTCACGGCAACGTTTTCTCCACTTGTATTCCTTCCTTGGTAAACGTGGCCAAATGTACCATTGCCAAGCTTCTTGAGAATTGTGTACTGCCTCACTTGCTTTGGGATAATCATTTTTACTTTGTGTAAATGACACTTATTATTTATAGACTACAGTTTCTCTGGGTCAAATGACAGAATTGAAGATACGCAAAAAAAAGTTCCGGATAGCAGCAATATTCTTATCATTTTCCCTACGACACATGTCACTCTCCTTTGCCATTCTCATATGTGCAGCTCTCATTATGTTACATGTAGATTTAAATATTCAGAATCATACGCTGAATGCCCTTGGTGTCATTAATAGAAGCGTATGGCTTGGTGACACCATACTCATAATTCTTATAATTAATTGTTATCTTTCCAACAAAGCCAAACTTTGAAAACAGGTTCTGGCTTTTGAAGTTAGTGCAGTCTGCCAATACCATGGAGTACCCACTGCGTTTTGCTTCTTCTATGGTAGAAGACAGGAGAGCAGATGCAAGACCCTTTCCTTGAACCTCGGAGGAAATAGCAAACACCACAACACACTCCTTATTTGGGACATAAGCATCAAGTTTGGAGAACAGGTCAAACATTGGGGCAGATTCCCGCGTATGGCCATAGTTTGCCATCACAAAGGTGTCATAATCAATACTCAGAGACTGGGCCACAATGTCACCATTATCATCTTCCACCGCAAAAGAAAGACCGCTTGCAATAGACTTTGTCATGACATCTGCAAATGAGGTGACAAAATCGCAAGTGGTAAATTTAAGAGCCACGGAAGTAGGCTCCTGGGCAACAAAAGTGCGTGCAGTAAATGCCATGGCACGAGACACATCTTTGAGAGTTAGTTTGAACATTTGTATCAAACTCACCTAGAACTACTTTTATGTTCCATATGTCGATATACTCAGGCATCTTCTAGAAGTCCTTGTTCAAGGTCGTTTGCTGGCTGAAGTTTGGATTTTAGTCTTTCATTCTCTTTGATCAGGCTTGCGACTTTCTTTCTTTGTTCCTGAATTTCTTTTGAAACAACCTTTGGCTTTGTAAACCCTCCTGGTTGGCTCAGGGGGGTGGGTAGCCAGTACCCCAGAATGCCAGAGATGAGGGACATGTATGCAGCATCTATCCCATGGACGGCAAGCATGGTTCCGCTGAATGCAACAAGACTCCCAGAAAGAAGTGCCTGTGTCCAGAACATGTACCTCTTGTTGCTGTACTCCTGATGATTGCTCACATGTTCCTGAAACTCATCAAAGTCTAGTTTCCCAGATTCTACCATATCAAATATTTTCCCATACATCTTACCATTATCTGTGAGAGCAACTTCTGAATTCTTAGACCAGTTAAACATTTGATATTATAATATGTGTTTTTGTTAAATGGTTTTTTACGCATTTGATGTGATATCATTCCTAAAGAAACTTGTGAAAAATGATACCAAAGTGGTGTGTAGACGAGGGTCTTGGGTTGTTCTGACAAAGAAATCCGGAAATTTGTAACTTCTTGGCATGGCTGACGTTTGACCAGAGAAACATTATTACAAAAGAGTGAATGAGCCATCAGCCATATCCATGTCCAAAGGCATGAAACGGATTTTCCTGATGCGTTCTCTCTCTGCGTAGTCTAACTCGGCATCGTCTTCTATTATATCATCCTCCTCATCACCAAAGAAATCAGCGACAATTTGGTCATCTGATTGATCAGCATAGTCGGTGGGGTCTACGGCAACTTCATTTTCTTCTTCACGATCTTCTGTGACTGCATCAATTTCGCTTGGGTTGTGTGCAACTTCCGCAACCGTGTCCGCTATCTCCATCTGCGAATCATAGTAATCATCTGGCATGTTGTACATCTCTGTGTCGGATGTTTCGGTATCTAGGAGCACACCCGCATCTCCCGCCGAGCATGTGGAACATCCTGACAGTTCCGTGTCCACGAGGACACCCGCATCTCCGGCAGAGCAAGTGGAGCACCCTGTTATCTCGCTGTCACTTCCTCCAAATAAAAAGGAAGCAACGATAACAACCAGGAGAGCAATTGCGACGAACACCCAGTTATCCTTGGCAATGGCAACAATCTTCTTAAGCATTTATGTATTGTAAACATTTTTTATTTACTATAGTAAATGTTGACTTCCGTGACAATACCTCAAATCCGACTGATGCCAAGTGATACTGGTTTCATGCGTGGACAGCGTGACATCACATTTAAGATAAACACAGTTTCTCCAGAGGAATTTGGAACGCAACCGGTGGACAATTCGTGGTTACAGGCACAGGCTGCTTACTTTATGAAACTTGATAACGATGATTTGTATACTCTCATATCATTCACCGTCCGGAGTCACCAGTGGATCACCCCTTTTCTACGTTCTGGCAAACTCCCCGGCTCCAAGGAGCTGAAAATGATAGTGCAAGACAGTCAGCTGGCCCCGCTATTTCCCCAGATGAGAACGCTCGTGGATCGTGGAACCACTGTGTTTGGTAAGAAGAGCATGTCAAAGGAAATGTTCACCGATGTTGACCATAGGAAGTACGTGCGTAATTTGTTTGTTGACAAAAAGACTCCACTCGGAACAAGATACGTAGCATTCCAGATGCTCCTCCGGGGGAATGACTTCAGTGACCGTGCTCTCAAGATGGCCCTTGTCACATACCAACGTGATTTGAAAAGGTTGTTTGCCGGTAGTCCCGCAACTACGAAGAAAATGACTGTGTTTCGTGGAATTCTTAGAAATATCATTGGTTCAAAGAAGATTGTTCAGACAAAGGAACCATCGAGCACATCTTTTAGCATGGAATATGCAGGGGCGTATTCCGAGTCTAATAATGGTTCCGGAAGGATAATGAGGATTGAACTTCCAAAGGGGACCAAATGCCTGGCGTTGTGTATAGTAAACTCCTTTACAGAGGCAGGTGAGTTCGAAATTTTACTTCCCGCAGGCAAGTTTGTTGTTGAAAACACAGGAATACGCCGCAAGCTTGGAAAGGCAAACATTCTTACAAACACTATGAAGCTGAAAGTGTGATATCAAATGTTAGTTTTTTAGTGATATAAAAGAGACATCCGCCCCATAGAATGTCTATAAAGGCCGTCTTTGCGTCCCATTTTTCAAAGAGGGCATAATTTGTCCCATCGTACACTGCGTATACCAGCGCGCCTAGCAAGAATGCATCGGTATCTTTGGTTTCCTTGTGTATAAATGTGTTAAATAGCAAGATCATTGCCGCATATGCAACCAGAGCTCCCGTAGGTTTCACTGTCATCTTGTTTTGTTGTATATTTTCTGTCATTTTTGCAAACATCTTCCCGGCAACCAACCATATCCAGAGAAAGTCCAAAGTTAACATAATTGCGCTGCTTTTCAGAACTGACGAGTTCATTTTTTAATGGTAATATAATTAAATGACATTGCTTTGTTCGGTGTGTGGTAAACGGGTTGGCATGCTTGGATTCTCTTGCCCCTGCGACGACAAGAAATCCTTTTGTGCAAAACACAGGCTCCGAGAATACCATGCATGCCCAACCTTGGAAACCAAGGGAAAGGTTCACCTTGAGAAGATCGTTGCAGATAAAGTTAAGAATAGACTGTGACTAATTTAATAGACGTTAAAAATCACATAAATAAAAAAAGTCATAGTAATAAAAGCAATCATGCCAGGTGCCATTTCTCAGCTTGTGTCATATGGTGCCCAGGATGTATACCTCACTGGAAACCCCCAAATCACATTCTTCAAGGCAATCTATAGGAGGTACACAAACTTTGCAATGGAATCCATCCAGCAGTCCATGGATGGTACAACAGATTTTGGTAAGTTCCCTACATGCACCATATCACGTAATGGAGACCTTGCAGGAGCTATTTGGATCGAGGTAACTTTGCCATCCCTTCTTGGGTATAACATCACCCCCACTCCCCCCATTTCTCCTGGTTCGTCTACTCTCCAAAACGCATCAAACGTGATGGCAAACACAAGTTTGTTTACAGATACAAATGGTCACTACTGGCAAACCAGCGATGGCGCGGCATATTCTAACCTTGTTGCTGCCAACCTGAATGGTATTTACTATGCCAGTGCAAACACTGCCAACATGTCAAACACTGCTGCTTATTCTGGCAACATCATCACATGGCCTTACATGACATTCACCGGGAATGGGATGCCAAACACCCCTGCAATTTCCAACGTGAGCATTCCCACTTCAAACCTCCGATATGTGAACGGCATTGGTCTTGCGCTCTTCAACTCTATTGAGCTGCAGCTTGGTGGTCAGCGCATTGATAAGCATTACTCAGAGTGGTGGGACATTTGGTCGGAGCTCACCGAGACTTCTGAGCATCTGCAAGGCTATAACCAGATGGTTGGCCGGTACGATCCTTCGTACTACAATAACAATTGGGATGTGACTCAAGCAAGGGGTGGGACGTACTACATTCCTCTGAAGTTCTGTTACAACCTGAACCCCGGCCAGTACATGCCCCTTGTGGCTCTGAGTTATCACGATCTCAAGCTCAACTTTGACATCAATAATTATCTCAACTGTGTCCGGTGCAATTATCCTGTGACGAGTCTGACTTCTATGGTTGGTTCCAACCCTCTGAGTATTTCTAACTTCAAGTTGTACTGCGATTACATTTTCCTTGACGCCCCTGAGCGCATTAGGATGTCCGAGATTCAGCATGAATATCTGGTGACACAGCTCCAGTGGCAGGGTTCTGAACCGGTGACTGCCCCCAGCGCACCTAATGGCACGACAAACCGGAAATTCACCCTGAACTTCAACCACCCCGTCAAGTGTCTTATTGTAGCATATCAGGCTGCCAGTTCTTATGAACAAGGTGATGCTGTGAATGGCAATGATATTTTCAACTATCAAATACCTGGAGATGATAGCGCCGAGATTATTGAGTCCATGACTCTGCTCATCAACGGAAGCGAGCGTTTCTCTGCACGCCCCGGTGCCTATTTCCGTCTTGTCCAGCCCTATCAGCACAGTCTGCGCACCCCCTCCAAGAGTATCTATCTGTATTCCTTTGCCCTAGAGGACATTGACTCCAAGCAGCCCAATGGCAGTGCCA